GGCCGGTAGTGTAAATATCGTTACCGGCATTTACATAGATTCTTGGCCCATCTCCGCTTTGCATTGGAATCATGAACCGTGTAGAGAATACAATAATACCCACAACATTCACGTTTGCAAGAACATTCGCGTCTGTTTCGGCATTGAAATACTTTGGCGTGGTTACGGTCTGAGGTGGCGTGTACCCGAGTGCATCGGTGTTGATGGTAATATATTTATACGCATCATATACATTCTTCCTTGCATACAACTGAGCGTATGGGCTTGTTGGGCTTTGTCCCTGGAAGAAGTGTCCCTCGAAATTACTGTTTGTATCAAACCCTCCGGTAGCGTTTACCTGATCGCTTTCTCCGGATACTATCCATGCTATGTCTGCAGGGAAGTTAAATTGCCTTGCTCTACTTTGAGCATAGCTGTAAGATGGTGTTCTGGTGTAAACGTGCAGACCGAACACATCGATTGCTCCGTTAAGCACCTGAAGCTCTGAGCCTCCAACAACAACATCTGACCCTAATGAACCATTACCGGTGCCATCCGGAATAGCCTGACTTACCGTTATTTCCGTTAGTCCAAGGCTAAATAATGAGGATAGTACCGTATAAAAGCCATCGTTTCCAGTGGACCCGACAACTTTAATGTCCATACCGGCAAGAAATTCTGCTGAGTGGTTTCCGGAAATAGAAAATGTTCTTGCTCCCTGATTTACGAGGATAATGTTATAAGGAGTGGAGTACGCATAGTGATAATCATGCGTCCATCCGAAGTATCCCCATATCTTTATTCCTGCAGCATTGAGCGATATTTTCTTTGACAACAAGTTCGCCTTCATAGACAAGCAGGAGTATGTTCCTGACCCTGGCTGTTGAGCTGTTTTGTTGAAAGAGTAGTGCCAAAATTCGTTTTCAGTAAAGAGCGCGACAAGTCCCTCACCTGTCGGCGCCCCTGAATTGAAATCTACCATTGCGTCCGAGAAGGCTGGCTTTGTGGAGCTGGCAATCCCGATCTCAATGTTCTTTGCTGTAGCTTTAGATAAAAAATCGCGTAGTTTATTCTTACCTACCGTAGTAAATGTTGTTCCTCCGGTGTAAAAATTAGAGTTAGTGTCAATCTGATAAAGAACAAGTCCAGTGTACCCTTGCGCGTAAGCATAGCACAACAACTGATTTACCCCTGTAGGGTTCCAGTTTACAGTAGCGTTGTTACCAAGATATGTGGTAACAGCATCACTTACATACAGCCATTGTTTTGTTGGTGTGGAAGGGGCTGGAAAGGACATTTATCATTATTAAGAAACCGTACTCTCAGTTTTGTGTTTGCCGGCTTCGGCTCTCTTCTTGTCGATAAGTCCCTGGAAGTATTCCAGATTATCTTCTTTGAAGTTTTTATTAAAGAATCGTATAAGGGCTGATTTTGGATCCTCGCTCATTTTAACTTCCGTGATAACGGTGTTTTTCTTAGAGGTAATTTCACCCCAATACCATTTTTTGTCAGTGGCATTGTATTCAATGATTCCTTTTTCAACTCCTTCGACAATAAGCGCCCTACGGTGGATGTCTTCTTTGTAAACGCGCTCAAGGAATTGAGCCGGATTATGATCCATAATTTTCAGAAGGTCATCTTGGAGTTCGTCGTTTGACTTGTCCTCGATCTCAGCAATATCAAAGGCTTTGGCAACCTCACATAGCATGAATCTGTCTCCATTCCATTCTTCTGTGATAAGTTGTTCTGCGCGGAATTTGTCTTTGCGGCTTGTGACATTTTTCTTTGCTGTCTCCATCTTGTTTACCATAACATAGATTGGACGTTTTGAAGCATCAAAGTTTGGCCCTGATTCGTTGTATGGATTCAGGTGAAGGAACCATGCCAGATACATGTCTTCCGGCTTTCTTGGGTCACAGGTAATCTCTCCGCGTTTCTCAAAGAAAAGGTACTCTGGGGTGTATGATCCTCCGGGCTTTGTCGGAAATGCTGTAGCGTACCGGATTTCAATTTCTTCCCCTTTTTCGTAAATCTTAAATGCTGTTTCTACTCCCTGAGTTCTCGGTGGCAACATCTTTTTTGTCTTCGGGTCAGGATTCATTCTTGAATCGTGAATACGAAAGACAATCGGTTTCTTGAAGTTGTCAACAAATGCTTTGTACTCTTTTGTCGGTTTGAATTTCTCTCCGTTTATCAATAACATGTTTGTGTATTTAATAAAAGGAAGAGGGTTCCCCCTCCTCCTTTTTGTTTAATTATTATTAGTTTGGATCAAGCATCACGAAGCGGTTTGCTCCGATATGCTGCGCTCCAATGTGCATACGCTGATACCAGTTCGCAACGTCTTTTGCAAGAACTTTGAGTCCTGGGCCGGCACCGCTTACATTGAACATCTCCATTTGACGAGAGTAGCTTCCAAGTTTCTTGTAGCGACATCCGAAAGACGGGATCATATCACCGGTCTTTTTGTCTTTCTGCAAGTCAACAGGAAGGAAGAGTCCCATCTTAGAGTAGTTGTAACCAGATGCACCACCAACTTTAGGATGAGAGAAAATTCCCATACGCTTAAAGTTGAAGTAACGTCCACCCTTTTTGATAGAGTTGAAGTCTACTGATGCACACAATTCTGTGTCACCATTGAACAGACGCTTAGATGTATAATCAACCATGGTTTCTTTCATGTAATCAACCATAGTGTTATCGATTTCAAAATGAAGGTCGATACCAAGCAAGCAAAGAATATCTGTAGAACAGAACTCTTTATCGAGCAACTTATTCACCTCATCAAACTTGGCAATATTGAATGTTCCAGGAGTGTAAGGAAGAATTTGACCGAGACGACGTGTTACCGGGATAAGACCTTCTGTAGTCTGAATCTGGTTGTTCGAGATTGTTGAGTTAGGGTCAACGATATTGGTATTGTCTGTTGGCTTTTGGAACAATAACGCGTTAGAAGCGTTCATACCCATACGGTAGTCCATATCAAGCTGACCTTTCATGAAGTAACCAAGGATCTTTTTAACGCCACCATCTTCTTCAGCCAGTTCATCAAACCAATCTTGGTTCGTCATTTCCGATCCGGTTGCAGTCAACGCTTCTTTGATGATCTGCAAGTAGTTTGTTTGCTCAGTAGTTCCTGAGATACGAGAAGTTGTCTCGTCGGCACCTTCGGCAAAACCATTCGCGATAACAACAAGCGGAGCGCCTGATGTAACTGCAGGAAGAGCGTCTGCTGCCTTACTTGGACGAACAACGATCTGAGGAGGAGATACAGTAGAAGCTGTTACGCTGAGAACCGTGCCGGTAACTTCATTCGGAAACAGGATGGTGTCCCATTGGCGAGGGAAGAAATATGTACCGGAACCTACTGTGTTATATGAGTTTGAATCCAGGGTGTATGTTACTGCCGCCCCTGCTGCTCCTGCTGATGCACCGGTAGTTGAGAATGTTTCCCAAATCCAGTTTTCTTCGTAATGGGAGTAGCTGTCGCGAGCTACAGGAATCTCAAATCCAAGTGATTTGATAAGGTTGAAATAATCAGCACCTTGCTGACCACGAATACGAAATAATTTATTAAGTTTTTCGGGTTTCCAGATGTCGAAAGAGGATACTACCTGTTCCGCATATGGCGCACCCAATACTTGATTTGCCATTTTAAATTGTAATTGGAATAATTAAAGAATATCAATGATTCCAAATGACTCAGATTCTTCCTCCGGTGATCTTATCATACAAGCTGTCTGCTGCAGACACTCCTGTTTTTGCCGGTGGTAATGACTCAGGGATGTGCGGTGGCGCGGCATTACTGTATTTTTTCCGGAGTCTCTCCGATACAATAGTTTCTGTGTGTTCGCAAGCAGCTTTGATAATTTCTTGCATCCTCTTAACTTTAAGTCGCTCCATTGCTGTATTTTTCAGCACTTCCAAATCCTCTTTCGAGTTTGTTATATTGGAATACTGAACTACATCATTAAGCTCCTTACGTATCTCTTTCTTTAAATCCTGATCTGAAATGACATACTTAAATGTTCCTCGAGCTTCTTTCTCCGGGTTTTCACCAAGATCAAACTCTACTTCAGCCAATTCGTCAACCAGTTTTTTTACAACCGGTTTAAGAGATTCAATTCGGTTTGCTTCTCTATCTTGCTCCTCTGCCTTCGCCCTCTGATCGTCAGGAAGTTTGTGGCGTTCCTGAAGCTCTTGTAGCTCCTTCTTCGCTTTCGCTCCATGGATCGTAAGGGTTACGGCACCCATTCGCTTCTCTTCATCATCATCAATGTCATCTGACTGCCGGAACTCTCTTTTCAGAAAAAGATCAACATCTGCCTCGGACAACTCCGGATGGTCCCATAGCATCTTTGTCTTTAACGCCTGAAGGTGATCGAGTTTGCTTACATCAAGACTTACTATCTTGTCGTAAATCTCTTTCGTTCCGGTAGGATTTGCCTTCAGGTAGTCGTTTAATCCCTTCACGTAGTTATTCGCGAATGGATTAACCGGTTCGGGAGCCTTTTTAAGGCTCTCTATATAAGCCTTTGCCGAATCTTCATCCTCAATATCGTCGCCAAAAATCGCTTTCAGCTTTTCGTTAATTACCTTGGATAGATCAGGTTGGGCTGGTGGTGGTGGCTCCGTACTCTCCGGCTTCACGCTGGCTGGTGGAGTCACCGGTGTTTCAACTACAGGTGGTGGTGTGGTTGCCGCAGGGGCAACTGGCGGTGGAGTGGCTTCCGGTGTTTCCGGTTTTTCTCCTGGCGCCAAACCTTCAATAGCAGGAATGAAGTCAGACCTCATATCCTTTGAATCAATCTTCAAATGTTCTTCGATATTCATCTGTTGTTATTTTGCCTTACGGCTTTTGCTTGCAAATATACAAGATTATATTGTATTTTACTAAGATTTGCTGTCATCTTTGTCCGGTTCCATGGATTTCTCCACTACCTTACTGGCAACCTGAATCTGACCTTGAGCCTGAATCTCGGCCATCTTATACTGATGACTTAACGCTCCTTCTTCTTTCTTTGCCTGAGATTCTGCCTGTATTCTTTGTATCTCTCCTTGCTGCTGAAGCTGTAATAGCTGTACTGCTGCCTGAGACTTCATCTGCTCCTGGGCTTGCATGTTCTGGCCGTTTGCAGCCATGTTATCGGATTGCATTTTCTCTGCATCCTTCTGATACTGTTTTTCTTTGTAGCTTAAAAATAAACGGGCATACTTTAGGTTTCCGTTTTGGATTCTGTCCTCAATATACAAAGCGTCCGAGTCGGATATACCTCCGTTTTTAGGACCAAGCTGAACGGCTTTTTGAACTGTCAAACGGATAGCCTGTTTCATCTCGTCCGTTGGCTTCATCTGAATTTTTATCGCGTAATCATCATAAGAAACGTCTTTGGTGATCTCGAATACCTTGATAACATTATTACCCAATGATGGCAAGTATCCTTTGATATTTCCGTTGACCGCCTTGATCTGATAACGAAGCGCGATTTTCTTTGCAGTAGATTCTTTAATGGAAACATATCCTGAATAAATTGGCTGAAGGGCGTTGTTGGCTGCTTCTACTGCTAATTTTGATGTGCCTACAGGAAGGTTTGGATTCTGAGCCGAACTGTCAATTACCTCGTTCATACCGGTTTGTTGCCGGATCATATTGAGGTCGTATTCCATTAATGAAATAAATTCCTGCAACTGCCTTCCCATACCTCCTTCAAGTTCTGTTATTGGTGCGCCACCTCCTCCGTTGTATTCAGAGTGGTGAGTCATAGCCTTGTAAAGCTGGTCTCCGGTTTGTCTTCGGATAGTAAGAATCTCGAGGGGGTTTAATGTTTTTCCGTCAATAGAAATATTTTCAAGCACACCCATTTCAATAGAAAGACCCGAAGGACTTGCCATGGCTTTCGCGTTCTGAAGTTTCAGCCAGCTAAGTTGAAATGAGTCAAGGTTTGGTATAATAGAGGCAAGAATCGATTTGTATGAATCGCGGTAAATGTTAATGGATAGTGCCGGCCTTTTGTTTTCCGGACGAGGAATATCGTACTGCTTACCACAGTTATACATGTAATCTGTGCCAAGTACCCACCATCCCTTGTAAACAGTCTGGTATTTATGGCGCTCTACTTTACGCTTTTCGCTGTCAGTCTTTTGGAAAGTATAATCCTCTTTAAATGTTCTGAGCGCACCATCTCCGCTTACCCTCTTTTGATACACCTCAGTATCAGAAGAAATCATTTCAGCGAACATTACATTCACCCGGTAATTGTCGTAAGGAAGTTCCTGGTTATTTCTGTTCGCGTATGAGGACCATGAGTAATAATCTCTCATATTAAACTCCCAATTCCATATCGCGCTGTTACCACCGAAGTTGCAGTAGTTTTTTGCTATGTCGAAAATTTCTTCTTCGGTAAGTTCCGGGGCAATTTGTCTTAGTTCTGAGATAGTGATCTCATCAATATATCCCCAATGATCTAAATTTCTGAAATGAGGGTCTGATGTGTAGCGGGTAATGAGCCTTGCGGGGTCAATGTATTTTACCTTTATCTTTCCGTCAATGGGATCCACGTAATCCTGACAGGCCATTACACCTAATGTAAAAGCATCCTCGAGCATCCTCTTTTTTACGTCTCTCCAGTTGGACAGATAAAAGGCGTACTCTATACCCATTTCCATAGCCATCTCGGTCTTGAGTTTAAAGGATTCCTCCATAAACATTTCAAGCTCCTGAATGGTGTCCGGTACAAATTCTGGTTCCGGTGTGCTTACTCCGATCTTCGCGTCAAGCTCTTTGAAATAATCTGCAAGCTGTTTTCGCGCCCAGATATTCCATTTTGCATCCTCTTTTTCGGATACAGCCTTATCGTTGATCGCACTACACTGAATCTCGTGTTCTACCTTCTCGAAATTCCCGACAAATATTCTTTTGAATTTTGGGGCAACAGAAACGATGTCCCAGGAAATATTCATGTATCCTTCTCTCTCCTGAGTATTAGGGTTCTTTGGAGCAAGGATGTCCATGTATTTTTCTGAAGGCTGGTTGCCATCACTATACAATCTGTATAATGCGAAATCTGATCGTCTGCTGTATGGAATACCCCCAAGGTCTTTCACATACTCAGAATACATGGCCTCGAAATACTTTTTAAACCAAGCGGAGCCACGTCGCCCGTTTTCCGTTTTCTTTTCCGGTGAAACGTCGTCTTTGGGTAATTTAAAGTCTCCTTTTTTGTATTTTTCTTCTGAAAAAAAACTCTGAGCCAACGATTGTCAAATTTTCCCGAAATATACAACAAATTATTGTAATATCACAAGAATATGTAACATTTTTGACATGAAGGTTTCATGTGGAACGTTAAGACTGCTTTTTTCTATGCTCAAAGCATTGCTGAGTATCAATCTGGCAGGTTTCTGGAATAAAAGAAACTGGCTTTGAAAACTTAAAACAATCTCCAAAAGCAAGCCTATCCATTAGGCCGGTTCCTTCGTATGTCTTTTTATGCTCTTCAAGTTTTTCAAGGTCACGAACCATGAATTTACAGTCGTTGCAATTGCAATCGATTAACTGAAGTTGGTATCTGCTTTCCTTATCCATTTGACTGCTTTTTTCTGATCCTTTTGTCTATCTCTTCGACAATATGGCTGTGTAAATAAGTTATAGGTTCGTCGTTATCGGCATTGACTGTTATTCCGCATACCGAGCAGATAGCCAGGGTAACATGAAGGGCTTCATGGGATATTAGGTATGGTCCGGCTGAAGGGTGAAAGATAACGTCGTATTCTTTATCATCCGGTTCGTTCCATAAAAAAAAGGCTTCCGCGTCTCCATCTTTGTTTGGATCCTCCGGAAGACTTTCTTTTTCTCCATTTATTCTTGACTTAGTTTTTTGGGGGTTCGGTGATATATATAGGTTGATTATTACTCCGTAAAGATCGATATTTATGGTATATTTACGGGTTCTCATTGCTGAAATGTGGCCTCTTTTCTATAATACCTACCGGTTTTTTTGTTGAATGAATTTTTCTTGCAGTTCACATAAATAACACTACAGCTTACGCCCTCTTTATCAGAACACTCGGTCATACTTTCGTATTTAGTAACAAAAGCTCCGCTTTCGTCGAAAACGTAGATTGGGATAAGTGGCCGGTTGTGTTTATTGATACGTATCATGCCCTGCTCAGTCTTTTGTGATTATCGATCATGTCCTTGGTGTAGTAGTTCGCTATTCTCAGGATTCCACCCCGCCATCCCGGAGTATCATAAAGCTCAAAGTTCTTGTTTTTTCCGTTGAATAAATCAAGGATTTCGTTGTCTGTGGATGTCCAGAAGAACATGAGTTTTGTGATTGGGAAGCCATCTCCTTTTCTGCGGATAGAATATCCACGTAGTCTGTCGCGATAGGGCGCGTAATCCATGCTGTTGATCGGTTTTTTCTTCATAGATTCTTATTGTATTATTACTTTTAAATATTTAATTCTTTATACTCTTTTAGTTTACTACTTTCTTCAATCCCTTAATTCAAAACGGATTGCTTTTGAAGAGGAAAGGTGAGGTACAAGCAAAGGAATATTACCCAGAAAACTCGCGTTTCCTGTTATTCCTTCGCCTGGTCGAATTGCTTCCGTTTCGGACGTTTCGGCACAGCGCATACAGATCGTAGGTGTCTGTAATTTGTCAGTCGCTCTTTACGGTAGCCTACCCGCAAGTACGTTTACTCCCTCTGACATTGGACTGGAGCTTGGCATTTACGTACAACCCTTGGTATGCCAATTTTATTACATATTGTGTCGCCAACGTATTTTCAAACCGATACAACACAATGAGAAAAGCCCCTAACCATCCATTTAAGATGATTAAGGGCTTTATATGATAAGTCGGGGACGACCCAGAATATTTTGCCAATCCAGGTTACACAATAAATGACACCCATGAAAAGAGTCGCCCCCAATATTGTATGTATTTTCTTTTTTCATTAGGTGATTAATTATTTGTGTATTGTCAGGCTGGCGGAGCAAATATACAACAAACATATGTAACTGTCAAGAGGAATATGTAAATTTTCTATGAAAGCTCTTAACACTCTTATTTTCAGTAGGTGTTTTTTCTTGTTTACTGGCCGCCATCAGGGCATACCCTCCGGCAACGAACAAGTCAAACGGCCCCATATCATCCTCAATATCCCTACATTGGGTCAAAAGCTCATCATGAACCTCTCTCCTTCCGTTGCGCTCGATATGGTTGTACCATGCTGAATAAATCATCTGCTGAACCTTGGTGCCTGTATTAGCCCCAGGCTGACTGCTATAACGACCCGTTTTAGCGTCAGTCTGGTAATAAAGGTATCCTTTGTACCCCCGTTCCCTAAAGTGGTCCCAAATCAAAGGCACGTTGATTTCAGGGAACATTTCACATCCGTAGTATACGCACATCTTGAGCATATCTTCCGCGTACTCATCGGTGGTCTTTGGCCGGTTGGAATAAGTACATACAAAACGGTCTGTTATCCATTCCTTTTGATCCCCATTCGGATTGTCTATTGCGGGGTCGTATTTCATAAATACGGCACCAGCCCCATCAGATTTTTTATCGTTATTCTTTACGTCATTGTATTTAAAGGGGTCTCCTCCGGCCACAAACCGGTGCCTATTACCAGGAACAGTTATCCCTCCTTCCATCATTTTGCGATTCGCGAATCCCGAAGGAAGAAGGTAGGAGGCTAAGAATTTTCCGTTTTTAGGATCAGGCATCCATATCACCTCACTGTCCTTACCACTCAGCCACTCAAAATTTCCTCTGGCTTTAAATTCGTTTCCAAATTGAAACTCCGTAAGCCTGTCGGTTATAATCTGGGTATTGAAATTTGCCTGAAGGGAAGATTTCGTGAAACATTCAGCGAATGTTAATGGATATTGCCGGACCTCTTCTACATAACCATCAATATCACCTGAGTCAAGCAGGGCCTTTCTTCTGCGGAGCAAGTATTCTTTGGCTGATTTTTCATCAGATTCACCGTATTTATTGATGAAATATTTGCCGGTAATAGGGTCTTTACCCGAGAACCCATCGTATGAAGGGATGAATAAATTATAAAGTCCGGTTATAGTTTCTCCGTTATCGTTCCGGTTGTGGTAGTCAGATTGTTTGCAGAGCTTCTTAAACTCATCCCCGCCACCACTCTCCATATCTCCTACCGTGGATGTATTGACAATTATCCCAATAAACTCGTTACCTTCTGTTACACAGGGCTTTACGATATTGTGACGGGTATAAATATTAATCTTGGAACTTTTTCCGCTTTCATCACCGTAATGAAATCTTAGTTTCGTACCATCATAATGACCCTCTGTACTGGCGCCAAAATCTATCCATGACTCAAGGCTTTCTTTTACGTTAGCTGCCGATCCTGCTCCGGTGGTACGGCTTGGAGCAAAGAAGTTTAATGAAGATTTAGGATCACTTTGCCCATCCTGAACAGGCTTAAACCAGAAAGCCATTTTCTTCCAGGACTGAACAACGTGCTTGTGAAATACGTTTTTAGCGCTATCGTCATCCTTACTCTGGATACCACCATGGACGGCTTTCTCTTTGGAAATAATGTTGTATAAAAAGCAGGATGTCTTGGATGTCGCTCCTTCACGCCTGAATTTAGGATAATTGAATCCACAACATTTAGGGTCTTTCTCTACAAAATCCGCGAATAAAAAGAACTTCCTGTCCCTTGATCTGTAGTTAGGATGACCCTTGCCGGCATACCAATGATTCAGATACAGCCAGTGCGCTCCGGAAATGAACGTAGGTCTTTTATTATTGAAAAACCAGTATCCGTTTAATCTGTAATACCACTCTCTTTGTATGTACTCGATTTCCTCCGAGTATTCACCAGGGTTACTACGTATAGTTTCAACACACTGGTCTACTGTGTCGCATTTCTTCTGTAGGTCCATAAGCCTTCGGTAAGGCTTTGGATATAATTCCGCATGAGTTTTAAAATATTGATGCACCCCAACTTCCCCATAACCATCGATCTTAGTAACATCATCCGGTACAGGTAGCGGAATTTCTATAGGCTTTAGATCGCGATCATCCGGATTGTTATTGACAACAAGGACTTTCTCTGGAGGAAGGTATTCATCATAGAATTTTTTTCCGGTTTCTCTTGCCGTTTTAAGGTAAATTTTAAGATATGGATCGGTGACTTTCTTTTTTGCCATCAGATAGCAAAATCTTCAGGAGTTAATTTAATCTTACCGTCATGCTCTACCAGGGTGTATAAAGTTTTCTTTAAGGTTGAAGTGTCATCCCCAACCAAAAACTCTCTGGCCATCTCGTCAAGATGTTTGGCATTGGCTTTTGCCTGACTAAAAATCTTTTGTTTTTTCTCTGTCTCTACAATAGCGTCATCTCCGGTGGAAGGGGTTAAAAGATGAGTGATAGCATCATTAAAAGCCTCACTTCCAGCTACCATAAGTGTATAAGTACGATCTCCGAATATCCTACAAAAGCGAATAATCATTAGGTTGATTACAGGGATTTTGCAATCCATCATCTTGACTACTTCCGGATCAAATTGTTCGGCCTTCATTTTGAATCCTGCAGTATGGGCCGCGTTGGCTTTCCTCTGAGGGATAGATTCCATTCTGTAGAACGGAGAGCCTGGGTCGTAAGCAAGCATCACATACTTAATGATCTTGTCCCTGTGATCGATCTTGACATTAAATTCAGGGTACTTAGCCAAACGAGGAAATACCTCAAGGGGATCTTTGTCTCCTATAAGGTTAAATGGGAATAGCATTGATTTGTAGTCACTCGCTTCCATCTTTTATCCAGGATAAAATTTCATCAGCATACCCTATGGTCTGCTCAAGGGTTTGCTCTTGGGGTTTGGTCTTAACCAGCTCAACAGCCAAATACATCGATATTGCTCTGAGTAATTCTTCTTCCATCAGGCTTCGATTAATATAGCCTGAACGTCTTTCCTTTGCATACGGTAAAGAAGTTTTCCGAGCTTGTTATGTAATTCGTATTGCAGGGGAATAGAATCAAGTTTCGAGAACATTACCTTATCCCCAATATTCACATCCGGATCTTCTCCCAACTGAGGGTGATCTTTGTATCTCTTAACCTTGGCGCCCATATACCGGACGTAGCCATGGGTTTCGCTTTTACCCTTGGACAGATCGGTAAGAATAATAGAAGTCTTTGGAAGCTCTTTCTCAATAGGCTCAACCAATATCCATCCGTTTACCGGAAACACATCGTCTCCGCGCAGAGCGCAGAACACCTCTGAGTAAGGAATAAAGCTGTATTTCTTTCCATCTACGATCATCTGTTTGCCTTCAGATTTAGCGTTACGTACAGCCAGGAAGTGAATAATAACGGTATCCCCTTCTTTTAATTCTACCGGTACGTCATAGGGATGGGATGGGTGGCTTTTGGATGAGAAGAAAATGTGGTCACAGACTTTAACCACTTTGCCTACTGTCTGGCTATGCTGCTCGGGAGCGTAGCTTGTGTCAATAATAATTTTCTCATTACCAAGTTTCACATATTCATTGGAGTCGTCAGTTTCTATACAAATCCAATTATTCGGCACTTTGATTTTCTCAATATTCATTCAATGAAGATTTTGACCGCATCCGGCCTGGTTTGTTCTGATTTTAATTTCCCTTTATCGATAGCCTTACCTATTTTAGTAGACATGGTTCTTTTTTGCTCTCTGTCCATATTGTCCCACAGCTCAATTTTCTCCATGTATGTCATAGGTAAGTCTCTGCCTTTGTACCGGACAATTACTACATCGTCATCCTTGATACCGTCACCAAGCAGGGGTCTTAGTTTCCGGTTCCTTTGAATTTTCTTTACAAGAAATTTCAGGTGAACACCTATAATAATAAGCACCAGCCCAAGCCAGAGGTATCCTATCATTTTATTTCGATTGAAATAATTTCGTCGATATTGTAATACTCCATTTGTAATGTCTTGCGGCTCTCAAACTCTCTTCCCCTGAGAATAAACTCTACTTCTACCTCTGAGTTCAAGGGAATAGAAGCCACTTTCTTTACAAGGGCGCTGTCTATTGCCTGAAATTTTCTTTTCTGTGGATAACGGCTCTGAGCGTCGAGGGTCAATACAAAGTCACGAACAGCGCGGGGTTTATCTACTCCGATCATTCGCTCTTCAAGAACCTTATGTAAAAACCCCCTTACTTTGTACGCCATAATTGTGTTATTTCTTGCAAATATACAACAATTTGTTGTTAAAATACTACACACTTACACATAAATTATGTATGTTTGCAGTGTTCATGTTAGTTACTCCGGGGCGGCATTTGTTTATTCATCTTTCAGATTCGCTCCGGAGTTTTTTACCAAATGTTATGGCAAAGAAATCCGCTTATAAAATGTTTATCGAGCAATCCGATCTAACGGAAGCCGAGCTGGACCTTATTAATCTGGCCTCATCAATAAGAGCAAAGGAATTGCTTGAGAAATATATCCAAGATGTTTTTTCTAACGCCACTTATATCCGTCAGGGATCAAAATCATTTTTCTCCAGAGAAGATATGCTCAGTATAAAAGAAAGGATCATGAAGAAATGACCGACTTCCCTTGTATATCCTGTGGACTATGCTGCTCAAATATTGGTGCCGATGTTCAGCAAGCAAAAGAGTCTGTATCCACACACCCGATAAATATGATGTTAAAAGAATTTCCTCATACTTTTGACAAGAATGGGAGATGTGAGATGTTGGATCGCGACAACACATGTTCGGTTTATGATAACAGGCCAACCATCTGCAACATATCCGCAATAGCAACAAAATTAAAGATTGATAAGGAAGAATTTTTCCTGCACAACGCCATATCGTGTAATGAATTGCTTGAAAGAAGCGGAAGAGAAGAAAGGATAGTGATATGAGGACGGGAGACAATGTCAGGGATAATGTCGGGGATAATGTCGGGGCTAATGTCATGGCTAATGTCGGGGCTAATGTCATGGCTAATGTCGGGGCTAATGTCATGGCTAATGTCTGGGATAATGTCTGGGATAATGTCAGGGCTAATGTCTGGGCTAATGTCTGGGATAATGTCAGGGATGTTTTACCTCAAAGAGAAAAACTATGAAAACGGGTCATAATATCTGGTCGCCTATAGGATTCAATATTCATCCAATATGGAATCAATGTTACGCTATAGCAACAAAAAGCACACTAACCTCAATGGACGTTATTTACAGAAGCATAGATAATGTATGGCAAATAGCGAGAAAAATTGAAGAATGAAAACAGGAGACGTAATAGATAATGTTGTTTACTTAAAGCTGTTTAAACTGTTATCGCGTCCTCCGAGAGAGAATGTGCATCAACTAAGTAGTAAAAAAGGATCACATCCATATTCGGCAATAGAAATGTCTATTACAGAAACCGTTTACACTATACTGGAGTTGTCAAAAGAGAATTTAGGAAAATGAAGACTGGAGAAACAATAATGCAGGGCAACTCTGAGCTTCTTTCAAGAGTACTGTGGCATACGTTATGGAGCCTTTTAACACACTATACTGACGTAAAAATAAGAATAATCATAAGCAGGGCTGTATTAGATAAAGTAAAAAGATCATTACCAAAATAATTTCAATAACCACTTTAAATCAAGAATAAAATGAAAATCACAAAACAATTTGCCGGTCATCAGGGTGATGTACAAATCTTCAGTATTGATGCTATTCCGTCTGACGCAAAGAAAGTTGAGAAAACTTTTATTGCCAAATCAGAAAAAAGCGGCCACGCTCACGCCTTGTGCGGAGAGTATGATCTGTACGAAGTTCCAAACGGATTCGTTGTGAAGGTAGGTACAGATGGCTGTACTTTAAATCACACCGCGTATCAGAACCTTACTCCTGAATACTGGAGCAAGAACAAAGCACTGTCTGTTGCCGATCACAAACCGACTACTCTTTCCGAAGGGTTGTACTTTATCGGTATTCAGAAAAGAAAAAAACACTTCTCAAAAGTTTGGGAGAAAGTACAAGACTAATCTCACAAGACTACATTGGTGGATAATACCACCCATGTAGCTCTTTAATAAAATCATCTTAAAACCGAAACCAAAAATGACAAAAATCACTGAACTAACACCCGAGCAGGAACAACTCATGGGAGTTGTATCGAAAGAATGGATTGAAAAGCTCACAAAGCAGACTATCAAATTCGACAAAGAAGCCGCTATCAACGGCATTAATTTCATCTACGAACTCTCCGGCTACAAGCATCCGGAAATTCATTTCGTTGAAAGCCCTATGGCCTGTCAAAAGCTGGCGCAGGAAATGAACGGCACCAAAGAATTTTACCAATTCTCCTCGTATGGGAATATCGGAGACTACGGATGGGTGGCATTTTACGATTTCTTTGATCGTATCGGAGTTGAAGTAACAGAGAATTACAAAAAATTCCGCAGCCTTATTAACTCAGGAATCTACGACATGCTTCAGTTTGAACATGTATGTATTGTATCAATGATGCCGGTGAAGGTAAGCGTAAACGAGGATGGCAGATTACATAACGCCTCATCATTCGCTATCGAGTGGTCCGATGGTTATGGTCAGTATTATATCAACGGAAGAAATATGCCCGAGAAAATCTTCCAGGGCTTTACCAAAATGGATTTCATTAACGAAACCAACGAAGATATTAAGGCCGGTATGTATGAGATCATTGAGTCCAAAGGAGAAGGCTCCATGCTTGAGTTCCTGGGAGCTGTTATGGTGGATGAAAAATCTTTCGTTCATGCTAATGGGGACATTGAGACAATGCAGCTCTATAAAACCACTGAGTTCTTTAACGAAGAAGAGGACTTGACAGGACGATCTCCGGCTCCGCTTGCATGGCTCAAGATGTCTTGCCCTTCCACTAATCAGGTGTACCTGATTCCTTCCGATGGCAGTTTTGATGATTGCGAAACTGCAGCCAAGTATCACCGCCCTGATAATATTCCTTCTGATGTAGACTACATATGGCACTCAAGAAACTGAGTACGGGGGCTAATGTCATGGCTAATGTCATGGCTAATGTCGGGGCTAATGTCAGGGCTAATGTCTGGGATAATGTCTGGGATAATGTCAGGGCTAATGTCATGGCTAATGTCTGGGCTAATGTCATGGCTAATGTCGGGGATGTTTTACCTCAAAGAGAAAAACTATGAAGCCTAAAAAACACAAGCTAATAGAGGTTTATTGGTCGATTAAGATTGCGCGAATCGTAAATCAAAAAAATATTCACCGAAATATCAAGGAAGCCTTTCTTGATTTCATTACTACCGGGGAAACAAAAATCAAAATCAAATGATAATCAAATGTCCGAGATGTCTTAGTGATAAAGACATTAGTCCAAAGAACATTCTTATCGACAATCAACTGATTGGCTGTAATGAGTGCGGTAATTACTTCACTATCCACGCCCAATCCGTCCCGGCGCAGGGAATGTCCAAAGAAGAATTATCCGAACTATCCACCCCAAGCCACTACAATATAGCAATCCAGCCCGTCGATTATATCGCGGCTAACAACATGGATTTCTTTCATGGTAACGTAATAAAATATGTTACCAGGTGGCAAGGGAAGGATGGGATAAAGGATCTTGAAAAAGCTATGGATTATCTCAATCGGATAACAGCCATGGCAAAAGCAGGGCATTATGGCGAAAAGCATAAAAGTAATAACTGAGTTTATCCCTCGGGACCGCAGAATTGAGCTGACAAATTATTTCCTCGATAAACCTATGGAAGGCGTACTGATAAAATCCAAGAACGAAAAATATGTTATCCGGCACATTAAACCCTCTGGTGCTGTAAAGTATTATGGAGTGGCATCACCTGTTACGGATGATATGGTGGATAAGGATGTAGTGTTTACGCTTGAAGGGGATTTCGATAGTTTGGTTGCTGTTAATGTAAAATTGAAGGGATGAAAACAGGAAAGAATTTGTTTGCTGCTTTATTTGAACAAATAGCTGTAACAACAAAAGAAGTTAGTTGTTCATGGAATGTTCGTGTTTGCGTCATAAATGAAGTGAGGATTATTATCGAAATAATATTACCAAGAAGAGATATTCTATGACGCTGACCGATATCTCCGATGCTTACGAAAAAGGACTTGACAGAGCTTTCGATACTATGGATTATATCGATGCTATGAGATCCGATATGGCTCGTTTCGTAAATAAGGCGGCCAGGCGACAATTACTTGCTGAGATATCGGAGCAGCAGACTAAACTTGACGCTATTCAATCCGAGAACCGCGCTCTTGAATACATGATGCTTAATAAAAGAATTATTCAGTTGATACACATTAAAAATAGTTTGGGAGAGGAATGAAAGAAATCATCTACCTCGATTCGATAAACTCCTGTATTATCCTGGAGAGGTTCCCCGGAAACAGATTCGATGTGGTAGATTCAGAGACGATGCAAAAGACTATTATCCGAAGGGATTTTTACGATGAACTAATGCTTTATAAAGGAGTGCAGCTTAACCAATATTTTACTGAGTGCAATTTAATCATATTTCAATTTAACCATAACTGATATGCAGCAAACACACCACGGCTATATTTTATCTACAGGAAAAGAGATCAGGAGTTTGTCTCTGGATCCTACAGCAGACTACGCCACAATATTTGATAACCATCACGGACGATGGACACACAAAACAAATTTTACCCAAGAAGAGAAAGAAGAAATTGCTCAGTACGCGATAAAGCTATGGCAAGAATGGGCTAAGTCCTGACTGGTTGGTGTAGTATGGAAGTGATCCTTGTCCGGATCAGGGTACGCTTTAGGATCTTTACCTTATCTCCACCATGGCATGTTTAAGGAGGTAATACTTAGATAAACCGGCACACCGTAAAGTACATACCGGAATCCTATTGAAAGACTGGCTGGCAGGAAAGACTGCTTTTTCATTCACTAACACATAATACTAACGTTAATAAATCATAAGTCATACGAACAGGATCAATGATTGAAGCAAATATATTTCTTAGCATGAACCTAATTTTCGGCACCATGTTTTATTTGTACAACTACGGTACCATGGTGGTGTCTCCAAAAGAGCCATGGGTAGGGAATACTACCGGAGGAATATTAAGAGAAATTAAATAGACAGAATATGAAAACAGGGGCTAATGTCAGGGCTAATGTCAGGGCTAATGTCTGGGCTAATGTCAGGGATAATTTAAACACTAATTGATAATCAATTACTTACAAAATAGCCCCATCCTCGCAAAGCCTACGGCAATCCCATGAAGACCGGTCCCATTATACCCATAACACATTTCGATAGTATAAGATTCGATTTCTGCTCCAATGAATTATCTAAAACAGAAAGATTAGCTCTCGTAATAATAAGAATACCTATCAATCGAATTTCCCATCCATTAAAAATACTCCTTATTTAATGAGAACAGGATCCAGAATAAATAGCGCCTCATTTATAAGTGAAGGAAGGAGTAATACCTCAAGATGGGTGACGTGGGATTTGGAACACAGGATTTTAAACAATGTAAGATTCCCTTTAGCCGGAATAACAACACCCTGCATAGATAACGTACAATTAGCCATTAAATCAACACTTATATGGGAACAGGACAAAGATTCGCGATAACAGGGCCAACCCTTCCAAGGATGTATATTAGAGTAATAATACCAAATACTCAAGACTACCCATTCCGTATGACCCCTTACTTCTGGATAGAACAACGTATCCGTAGAACAACCAACCCTATTATCTTTACCCGCCACTTATCCAAATCTTTTTGTCTCCACCGCGTGTAAAACCTTACTAACGCTTCAAAAACGCACTTTTTTCATACAGCCTTTCCTTCCCATTATTCGTTTTTAAGCTAATTTCAAAGCCAGCTTTCAGGAAAAAAATCACCGGGAAAACACTTTTCTATACCCCATAAGGTATAAACTGCAGTCCTTGTACCGGGATTATATCAGATCGGGTGTAAAAGGATAGGTAGCAAACAAAAGGATAGAATACAGATACATGTTTAGGCCGAATACAGGGATGTAGCCGCGTGTTTGGATTAAAGATGCGTATTATGGCTACGTGTTTGGGTACTCAGGTAGGAATTTATGGGGGCGGCTTTTCCGTACCAAAATCAAAATCCAAAACCCGACCCCCTGCAATCCAGTTTTATTTTTCAATCCTCAGGACCGAAACATTGAAGGCTAAATTTGAGCTATCCAGGACAAAAACTACTTAAAACTCATACACCATTTTAAAACTATTGTGTAAAGTGTTGATTTTGTAGGCTAATATGCAGTTAGTTTGATTCCTGTATAGAATCAAATACATGAGACAAACTAAATGTTGCAACATATAATGAAGATCAGGACCGGACCGGTCCCATCCTGCATAAATACGTGTTGTAACGTGTAATGTTGTAACTTATTTTGTGGTCGTGTGAATGAAGTAATACCTGTACTCATTATCACAATTTCAGTTCTTTTGCTCTTTTCTTTTATGTTTGATCTTGTGCCTTTATTTAGTTCTTTTCTTTTGTTTCTGTTCTTTATTCAATCCTTCACTCCTTTGGGTTGTTTCCTTGGTCCTTTCAATACCTTACTTTCTTATGTATTTTGGTTTATAGTATAAACCAAAGTTAAACGATTATTTAGTTTTATCTGCTAAGTGATACGCTTATATATGTAAGGGGAAAAAGATAGTATGTAACACGTTGGCTTCGGCGAAGCCTTTGCGCCGA